GTGCGGAAGGTTCGCCTGACGGGCTTGTGGCTTTGATCGTCGACCACCGCGAAGTCTGGCTGTTTGGCACTACCTCCGTCGAAGTTTGGTACGACGCCGGCACCGCGGATTTCCCGCTGCAACGCATCCAAGGGGCGTTCAACGAAATCGGCTGCGCCGCAGCCTATTCGGTTGCCAAGTTGGACAACGGCCTGTTTTGGTTGGGCGCCGACGCGCGCGGGCGCGGTATTGTTTATCGCGCAAACGGCTATAGCGGCCAGCGCGTTTCCACACACGCCGTTGAATGGCAAATCCAACAGTACGGCAATTTGTCCGACGCAATTGGCTACACCTATCAGCAAGACGGCCATTCGTTCTATGTGTTGGTCTTTCCGTCAGCCAATACGACATGGGTGTACGATGTGGCTACCCAAGCCTGGCACGAGCGCGCCGGCTGGGATAACGGCCAGTTTACCCGGCACCGCGGCAATTGCCAGATGAACTTCAACGACGAAATTGTCATCGGCGATTACGAGAACGGCAACATCTACGCTTTTGATCTTGACGTGTACGCTGACAACGGCGCCGAGCAAAAATGGCTGCGGTCGTGGCGGGCGCTGCCTACTGGCCAAAACGACCTGCGCCGCACCGCGCACCACGCGCTTCAGTTGGATTGCGAAACTGGAGTGGGGCTAAGCACGGCGCCGTCTGACGACGAGGTATTCGACAGCGCATACTTGTCGGGCGCGCTTTTGGCTGAAGGCGACGATTTCTTAATAACTGAGAGCGGCGATTATATTTACGCCACCGCGACCAATCTTGCCACCATGGTACCGCGCGCGATGCTGCGCTGGTCTGATGACGGCGGCCATACCTGGTCCAACGAGCATTGGAAGTCTATGGGCCAGATCGGGCGGTTTGGCTACCGCACCATTTGGCGGCGCCTTGGCATGACACAGAAAATCCGCGACCGAGTGTACGAGGTGTCGGGCACTGACCCGGTTAAAATAACCATTTTGGGCGCCGAACTGGCGATTAGCCCGACCAATGGCTAGTCCTCCTAACGTAACCAATATCCCGGCCCCTCGGGTGCCGTTGATTGACGACCGCACTGGGTTAATGGCGCGCGAGTGGTACAGGTTCTTTTTCAACTTGTTCAATCTTACCGGCGGCGGGTCCAACACCGACACGCTCCAAGACGTGCAGCTAGGGCCTCCGTCAGAAGACCCAGCGGTCTTCGTGCAGGCGCTGCAAGCTGCCGCGCTAAACCCCACAGACACCTACGCAGCCAACGCTGACGCGGTCTTGCAGAGCCAAGTGCAGGCCCTAGCGGTCACGCCGCCACGCATCGACGAGGTGCCAGGCTGGCTTATCCTGCCGCGCGCCATAGCCGCCGGCGCGTCGCCTTTCACCTTTCAAAACACCACCGGGCGGTCTATAGATGTCATTGTGACGGGTGGCACGGTATCTGCCATTGCTTTCTCGCGCGACAACGTAACTTTCTATGGTGTCGGCTCGACTTCTGGGGTATTTTGGTTGTCGCCTAATGATCGGTTGCGTGTAACATACACTGTTGCACCTACCTTAACCCTTGTGCCGAGGTAGAGCATGGCCGTTGTTATCTCACTCTTTGCCGGCGTCGGAGGGCAATTTTTCGACAACAACGGCGACCCGCTTACGGGCGGCCTGATCTACACTTACGAGGCGGGCACCACGACCCCGGTAGCGACCTACACGTCGTCTTCTGGCACGACACCACATGCCAACCCGATTGTTTTGGACGCTGCTGGCCGCGTAAACGAGATTTGGTTGGACGACCAGACAGCCTACAAATTTGTGCTGAAGACCTCGACAGGCGTCACGATTGCGACTTACGACAACGTGTACGGCCCGGCGGCCAGTTTCAGCCCCGTCGTAAACGGCGATCTGTATGTCAACGGCAACGCCTACGTCAGCGGCAGGATTGCCATAGGCGGGACAAGTTCCGCGGTTAAGCTGTCCATCCTATCCACAGACGCCGTTCTGGTGCCCGTAGGGACTACCGCAGAGCGTCCTACAGGCGCGTCAGGGTATTTGCGGTTCAACACGACGTTGAGCAGCTTTGAAGGATACAATGGCACTTTGTGGGGTAGTATCGGCGGCGGCGCGGCTGGGGGCGGCACTGACAAGATATTCTACCTTAACGACCAGACCGTGACGACCAACTACACTATTCCAACTGGTCAAAATGCAGGTACGTTTGGGCCAATTTCTGTCGCGAGCGGCATTACTGTAACCGTTCCGTCAGGCAGCACATGGACGGTGACGTAAGATGCCGGTAAAACTCTCCTCCACAGGTGGCGGCAGCGTCACCCTAACCACGCCCAGCACGGCGACGGATTACACGGCTACGTTTCCGGCGAATACTGGGAATGTGGTGACGGATAGCGCAACTCAAACGCTTACCAATAAGACGCTGACAAGCCCGGTTATTACTGGCGCTTCTGTGTCATCTATGGCGAGCAGCGTTATTACTTCCGGCACTTCGCAAGCCAGCACTAGCGGCACCAGCATTGATTTTACCGGCATCCCGTCTTGGGTAAAGCGCATCACGGTAATGTTTAATGGGGTTAGTACGAATGGTACGAGTCCTGTAATTGTTCAGCTTGGCACCGGGGCTACGCCGACATATACAACCAGTGGCTATCAGAGTTTTGTTCTTTATAACGGTGGAACTACAAATATTACAAATGGTTTAACAACCATAGGTATTGGCGCTTCCGATACTCGGTGGGGATCAATGATACTTTCCACATCTGGATCAAATAGTTGGACAGAAATTGTTGGGAATGCAGTAGGTACTAACGGTGGGGCAGGCGGAGGCGGCATTACTCTTGGAGCCGCCCTTACCGCTATTCGTATCACAACGTCCAACGGCACCGACGCCTTCGACGCCGGGTCCATCAACATCCTGTACGAGTGAGGTAAGCAATGCCCATAACCATCTCAGGCTCCACGGGTATCGCGGGTGTTGACGGCTCTGCCTCCACTCCAGCCCTTCAAGGAACCGACACAAACACTGGCGTTTATTTTGGCGCTGATACGATTTCCTTCTCAGAGGGTGGCGCTCTTGTTGGGCAGTTTGATAGTAGCGCAAATTTCCAATTTAACTCCGGCTACGGCTCCGTTGCCACGGCGTATGGGTGCCGGGCTTGGGTGAATTTCAATGGAACCGGGACGGTAGCGATTAGGGCCAGCGGAAACGTCACTAGTATTACTGATAATAACACTGGCGATTACACGGTCAACTTTACTAATGCCATGCCTGATGCAAATTATGGTGTTGCAGTGGCTATTCAATCCCAAACAAGTGGCGCGGCGGGTTTGTCTAGGAATGTATCAGCGACAGCATCGGCATACAGATTGTTGACGACAGATAGTTCTGGGACTGCAATTGATGCCGCCTATCTAAATGTTTCAATTTTCCGTTAATAGGAGTTAATCATGGACCAACGCATCATCTACCCAACAGAAGATGGTGGTGTTTCCGTCATCATTCCTACGCCTGATTGTGGGCTGACGATTGAAGAGATTGCCGCCAAGGATGTGCCAGAGGGTAAGCCATTCAAGATCGTGGATGTCGCTGACATCCCGGCAGACCGCACCTTCCGTGGTGCTTGGACCTATGTGGAGGAAGATCAATGATCCGAATTGACATCACCAAGGCCAAGGTCATCGCGCATGATATGCGCCGATCCGCTCGTGCTGCTGAGTTTGTCCCGCATGATGAGGTGATTGCTAAGCGCATTCCCGGCACTGCGGAAGCGGAGGCAGAGGCCGCCCGTCAGGCAATTCGTGATAAGTATGCAGCGGTGCAAATTGCCATTGATGCGGCTACGACACCAGATGAAATCAAGGCTGCGTTAGGAGTTTAAGATGTCCACCCTACAATCCACCAACCTGAAGCATGAATCTTCTGCAACAAACAACATTGTCCTGGATGCGAGTGGAAATACCGCAATTCAAGGTACGTTGCGGGTTGGCGGAGTGGCCACGAACATTTATCCTCTGGTATCCGGCACCTCTCAAGCCAGCACTAGCGGCACTAGCATTGATTTTACCGGCATCCCTTCTTGGGTAAAGCGCATCACGGTAATGTTTAACGGCGTCAGCACGAATGGCACGAGTAACAAGCAAATTCAGCTTGGGGACTCTGGCGGTTTTGAAACGACAGGATATTTGGGGGCAAGCGTTCAATTAACTGATGCTGCCTCTGTTAACGCGGCGACAATCACAACAGGCTTTGGTATTCGGTCTCCGCTTGCCGCCGATACGATAAATGGCGCCGTGGTCATCACAAACCTTACCAGCAACACTTGGGTTGCCCAAGGCGCGCTGACTGATTCTTCGCGCGGCGCCGGGTATCTCGTGGGCGGCGCAAAAGCTTTGTCTGATGTGCTGACGCAAGTTCGCATCACGACTGTCAACGGCACCGATGCGTTTGACGCCGGGTCCATCAACATCCTGTATGAGTGAGGGTTAACCCATGGCCGTAACCGTAACCGTCCTGATCCCGGCGAAGACCGCCGAGAACACGCAGACGACGCAATATACGTCGACCGGCGTGACCACAATCATCGACAAGTTCACCGCGACCAACTACACCGGCACGGCCGCGACGATCAGCATCAACTTGGTGACGGGCGCTGGCGCTGCCGGCAACGACAACCTGATCGTCCAGAACAAGACGCTGCAAGCGGGCGAAACCTACACCTTCCCTGAGATTGTGGGCCAGGTGTTGTCCCCTAGCGCGTTCATCTCGACGATTGCCGGCACTGCGTCGGCGATCAACATGCGCGCCAGCGGGCGCCAGGTGACGCAGTGAAGCATTTTCTCTGCGTAGCCGAACACGTCGACGTTACGCCGGTACTGCGCGAATTGGCGGTGCAGCCCGAACTATGGGACCAGAACACCCTTCGGACTACACATCCAGAAACCGCCCACAGCGCGGTGAACGACATCTGGCTGTGGTTTAACGAGGTGTCCGATGATCTTTCCGCCGTTACCAACGACATCCAGACGCGCCCCTATCCTGCATGGACGGCGCTGCCGTCGCTGCGCCGGCTGGTGCTGGACCTAATTCGCCGCGTTGATGGAGTTCAGTTGGGGCGCGCGGTCGTCACCAAGCTGCCGTCAGGCGCCATCATATACCCGCATGTCGATCGCGGCACGTCAGCCGAATTTTACACCCGGTACCAAATTGCGTTACAATCCCGCCCCGGCGCGCTGTTTCACTGCGAAGACGAAACCGTCAACTTTCGCCCTGGCGAAGTTTGGTGGGTCAACACCCGCGTGACACATTCCGTCGTAAACAACAGCGACGATGACAGGATTGTCTGCATCGTAGATATTCGGAGCGGCTGACGTGATTACGGCGCAAGTTGAACCTTGGAGCGAGTTCCTTGTTGACGCAGTAGAACTCTTTCCCGCGCATTGGGAAGAGTTGGCGCTGAACAAGGACAAGGTGCCGCTGTCCATGCGGTACGACGTGTACGCGGCCAGCGAGGCCGCCGGCGAACTCCTTGTCGTGACGCTGCGGCAAGACGCGCGGCTGGTCGGGTATTTCGTCGGTTTTGTCCTCCCCGGCCTGCATTACAGCACTTGCCTGACCCTTCAGATGGACATCTTCTGGACCCACCCTAACATCCGCGGGCGCATGGAAGGCGTAAAGCTTTTTCGGGCGGTAGAAGCTGAGGCCAAGCGCCGAGGCGTCCAGCGCATGTTTTTTGGGTCCAAACTGCACAAAGACGCTTCTAGGCTGTTTGAGTATTTGAAAATGCAGCCTGTTGAGGTGTATTACACCAAGTGGATTGGAGACTGACGCCATGGTCGGAGCAGCAGCTATTGTAGGTGGCGCCGCCTTAATCGGCACAGTCGGCAGCATGTACGCGGCGGACAAAGCGGCAGGAGCGCAGAAGAGAGCCGCGCGCGACGCGGCTGCCGCTACCTCCGAGGCCGCGCAGCAGTCCATCGACGCCCAGGAACGGATGTTCGGCAAACAGGTCGAACTGCAAGAACCATTTCGCCAAGCCGGCCTGTCCGCGCAAAACAGGCTGATGGATTATTTGGCCTTAAGCGAAAATAAAACCGCGCCCGGCTATGGTAAATACGCCCGCGACTTTAGCATGGCCGACTATACTGCCGACCCCGGCTACGGGTTTCGTGTCAGCGAGGGCATGAAGGCGCTTGAACGGTCAGCGGCCGCGCGCGGCGGCCTTCTGTCTGGCTCTACGCTCAAGGGCATCACGCGGTTCGGGCAGGACACGGCGTCTGAAGAGTACCAGAACGCGTTCAACCGCTACCAGGTGAACCGCGCCAACCAGCTTAACCCGCTGCAAAGCCTTATGGGCGCGGGCCAGACCAGCGCAAACGCTCTGACTTCGGCGGCCGGCCAAACCGGCGCCGGGATGGGCAGCACTTACATGGGTATGGGTGCCGGCCTGTCAAACGCTGCGCTGGCCGGGGGCGCTGGCCGCGCGTCCGGCTACATAAACATGGCCAACGCATTAAACCAGGGCCTTAGCACCGGCGCCAATCTGTACATGCAGGGGCAGTATCTCGGCGGGGTAAACGAGCTTAACGCAGCTAGAACTGCGTATTACAACCGCCAGGTGTAAGGAGATAGCGCATGTCCGGTTCCTTCCCTCCTTTGCCTGAACTTCGGCCTTTTCAGGCGCCTAACCTTGTAGCAATGTCCAACGCGATGCAGGAGCAATCGCTAAACGCGATGCGCGAACAGCAGTTAATGGGCGCTGAGCGAGAGCGGGGCAATATCCGCCGGCTAATGTCTTCGCCAGACTTCGATATTTCAGCCCCCGACGCGCCTAACCGTTTGCTGGCGGTCGCGCCAACAACGGGCGCGGCGGCGTATCAAGCGTTGACCGCAGGGTTAAACCAGCGCCGCCAAGCGCAAAACGCAGATGTTCAACGCGGTATCCAACTAACCCAACAATACCGCGACGAAATGCCGGGGCTTACCCCCGACACTTACGCTGATTTTCTTGCCCGTGTGCAACGGGACGTACCGGGCTGGTCACGGCAGTTACCGCCGACTTTTGACCGAGCGCGCCTAGACGTACTTATGCAAAAAGCCGATCAATCGCTTGCGGAATGGGAAAAAATTGAAATAGAAGGCACGCCGTTCTTGATGAACCGGCGCTTAGGGCAAATCGTACCTTTTACTGAAGGCCCGGCGCGTAACGCTGCGCCCCCTGCCGCAGCGCCGATGGCTACACCTATGTCGGCCCCGGCGGCGCTAGGCGCAACCGCTGGCGACACGATCCCGCTGTCCGCGCCCGCAACAGGCGCCGCCCCCGTCCCCACGTCGCGGTCCACGGACATCTCTACCATTCTGCCCGCCATAGACCGCGGCGAAGGCCGCGGGGCTAACCCGGCGTCGTCGGCGCGGGGCCAATTCCAGTTCATCGACCCCACGTTTATCGACGAGTTTAAGCGCAATTTCCCTGACATCGCGCGCGGGTTGAGCAATTCTCAAATCCTGTCCTACCGCAATTCCACGTTGCCGGACGGCCGCCCCATCGAAGAATTTTTGGGCGAGGCGCACACCAACCGCAATGCGGCCACGCTATCCCGCGCAGGGTTCGAGCCTAACGGCGCCAACCTCTATCTGGCGCATTTTGCTGGCGCCGGCGGCGCGCGGTCGCTGCTGTCTGCCAATCCTAACGCGCCTGTAGAAAGCGTGTTGTCTAAAGACGCAATCGACGCCAATCCGTTTTTGAAGGGCAAGACCGTCGGTCAAATTCTCCAATGGGCGGGCGACACGGTAGACTACGGCCCCGGCGCTGCCCGGCGCCGTCTGCTTGCCATGGGCGCACCGGACAACCGCGTAGAGCCTGGCGCGGCGCTTACGTCGCCCGTCGTCCAAACACCGTTGGCGGATATGGGAGCGGTCAACGCCATGACGGCGACGCCCGTGTCCAACGCGTTTGTCAAGCCGTCCACGGGCGGCGGCATGAAGGCTGACGCCTTCCTCGACGACGCGACCTTGGCCAGCAACCCCTTGGCCATGCCTGTGTCTGACGTGCGCCCGGCGGCACCCGGCCTGCCACGGAGCATCGCCGAAGCCCGCGAAATGCGGCTCCAACGCGAAGAAGAACAAGCACGGGCGCGTCAGCGCGGAACAGAGGCCGTCAAATCGGAAAAAGAACGCGAAGACAGCGTACGCAACATCGACAGCGCGATGGATATTATCAACCGCGTAATCCGCGTCGATCCTAATACCGGAACAAGCACGTTGGGCCGGGCAACCGGCAGCGGTGTTGGCGCGGCTCGCGATTTTGC